TGCAGTATCTGGGCACGGAGATGAACTCGGTGCGGAAGGACATTGACTCCCTCACCCATATGGTGCAACAGCTCAAACAATGACGACTTCTGAATCCTATCTGACGGCGATTCAACGAGCACGGGAGGTGTATGCCACCCTCCTCAATCGATCAGTGGACGACCATGGCTTGGCAGAAACCATCCGTCTCCAGGTGGATCGCGGCTACACCGCCGACGACCTCCGTGCTTGGGTGGAGCGGAGTGAGGAATACCGGCGGCGACAGCCTCCTCCGCTACCCACGCCGGTACATACTCCTCCGCTCCCTCCCATACAGGGACAGCTTGGATGCGATGGGATGGCCTATGTTGATGGCAGTGGGCGGCGCATCCCGTTGATGTGCCATGCGGGCGACCTTCTCATGCTGTTTGTTGAGGGAAGGCTGGAGAACGACCACGAAAAAGAGCAGCGGGTGCATCACGCCTTCCATGACATGCAAGAAGCAGGCTACAGCGGCTTGCGGTCGTGGTGGAGTATTCGCTGGTCGAATCAACCCCACTCCTACTGGGGCGATCGACGACTCAATCCTTCTGACTATGGACATCGAACGCTAATCGCGGAATGTCTCCGTATTGGAGCCGAAGACTATGGCCTGAAGTGGCATCTCGCCCTGGGGTCGGCTGAAAAAGTCTCACGGCATGAGATGGAAGAGGCGTGGCATTGGCTGGGAGACGTCGTCAGTCTCCATCCGAACTGGTATGCCTTGATTGAAGGGCTCAACGAAGCTAAACATACCGGCGAGGACGACCCCGATGTGGTAGCTCGGTGGGTCAATATCTGCCGCACCCGGAATCCCCATGTCCTCCATGCTCTCAGTGCCGCTGCGGGGGCTGGTGCCTCGGAAGAGGAACAGGAGCTGGAAGAATGGACCCCGGACTGGCAGTCAATCTACCTCGTCCATGCCAGCCGCGACAACAACTGGGGCGACCAGACCCGTCATGCCTTCTCGACAGGCTATAAACGCGCCCCGCGACGGTTGGGGTGGAGTGGTGAACCGCCGGGGATGCAGTGGGGTACACACACGCGGGTGTCCAGCATGCGCCACGCTGACCAGTGGACCGCACAGCCCTGGCGCTATGCGTTCTACCTGGCCGTCACGGCCCTGAGCCGTCAGGTGCCAACCTTCATGTGTTCCCATGGTGTTTGCCTGGAGGGGCGCTTCCGCGATGCCCCTGCGTTCAGCCTGGCACCCAGACTCATCAGCGACCTCCCCCCGGACATCATGGCGTACGATGAATTGTTCCATGGAGGGCATACGCATCGAACACGTCGGGTGATCCCGGCCCCCACGCATTGCCGCGCTGAACATGCCATCCGCAGCGATGGAGCGTGTGTAATGGCTGTCTATCCCGAGACGCCGAGTATTACCGAGGTCGATTTACGCTTTGACCGGGCCTGGAAGGGTCGCATCCACGATTCGCAGGGCTATATTGACTGCGTTGTAGATGCCGGCGCAACCCTCCGGCGTGATATCTCCACTGGTATATTGTGTGTTGGGGCGCTACTCTGATGGCTTACCCTATTCTCACCCAGGTCTTCTCGGTCTTTCTAGGCACCCAGGAGGGGATTCACTCCGTAGCCCTCCCGGCCATCTATTCTTCGTCGGGCTCCCGGAACCTCTGGATTGACAAGCTGGGCCGGGCCAAGAAGATTCTGGGCTATGCCAAGCAGAACTCCTCGGCAGTGACCACCAACACGGGGGGTGCCGCGACCCGTCTTCGCACGCTGCGGGCCTATCGACAAACTGGAGCCTCCTTTACCCGCCAGTTGATTGGGGTTTTCGAGGCGGCAAGCGAGTATGAACTCTGGTATAGCACCGATGCCGGGGTGAACTGGACGTTCATTGCCGACCTGGGCAGTGGGTCGGTGGGGGCTATCCCGGATTTCACCCAGGACGGGAATACCCTGTTCTTCACCAACGGTGTGGTGGCTCCCCGGGCCTGGAATGGGTCGAGTTTGTCTACGGCGGGGGCCACGGGGCGTGCGCCGACTATTACAGCAGCCGTCAACACCACCACAGGGCAGCTCAATGGCTCCTATACCTGGAAGATGGTCAGTATGGACGCGGCAGAGGCCCGATCGGCTGGCGCGGTGGCCAGTAATATCATTCAACTCCAGAATGAGCAGGCGAATCTGTCCTGGACGGCTGATAGCGACACGGATGTGACCGGGTATGAGCTGTATCGCACCACCGGCACTGGCGCTAACTATTATTTCGTGACGTTCATCGACGGACGCACAACCACCACCTACACCGACAACGCCTCGGACCTGGATGTCCTCGAACACCGCCTCCTGCAAGAGCACGGAGACGCCCCACCATCAGGGAGCTACTTCTGTGAGCCACACAAGCAACGGGTCTGGTGGGGACGCACCGACACCAACCCCCGACGTGTCTTTTTCTCAGACCCCGGCCTCGCTGATCAAGTGGGAGGGCATAACTACCTCGATTTTACAGACCAAAGCTCAGTGGGGGACGTCATCACTGGAATGGTTGGGGACTTCGAGGACATGTTGGTGGTGTTCCACGAACGATCCATCTGGACCATCACCGGCACCGGACAAATCATCGGCAACGTGATGGATTGGGTGCGCTCCAAGTCCAATGCGGTTATTGGGGCGATGTCGCAGCGATCTATTATCAAAATCCCGGCGGGGGCGGTCTATACCGACCCCTCGGGACAGCCCATCACGACCCCCCGGGTCATGCTGGCGTATTTCACGCCGCTGGGAGATATTCGCATCTTCGATGGGCAGAATGACACCGTTATCAGCACCCCGGTCAAGACGACGCTGCAAACCTTCCTCTATGCCCAGGCTGGGAAGATTCACTCCTTCCACGACGTGGAAAATGCCCATATTGTCTGGTTCTGGCCCGGTCCTACGGCGTCTGGCTTGCAGGCCGAGTGTAATCAGGCTGTGGTATGGAATTATCGCTGGGGTGTCTGGTATGTCTGGCCCGACATGCCCATGGCTGCCTCTGTCACGGTCGATACCGCGACCGACACTCAGGTGGTGCTCACGGGGGAAGCCCAAACCGGTAAGGGTGGCTTCGCCTATCAATTCTTCAGCGGCGATAGTTTTGATGGGGACAATATCCCCTCCCGCTGGATGACCAAGGTTATTTACGGCACTGACAATACCTGGGACGTGCGTGCGCCTCAGCAGTTGATGGCCTTTATCAAACGGTATCGCTGGCTGGATTTGATTGCGGAGGCAGATAGCGACGTCACGCTGACGATCGAATGGATGGACGCGGATTCCTCCGATGACGCCGTGAGTCGGGGCGGGGCGAGTCGCAGCCTGGTCCCGGTGGGGTTGCAGTTGATTACGGCGGACGGGAATGGTCTGGAGACCAATACCAACTCCAATATCACGGTGCCGTATGACTCCGTCCAGAAAATTGTCCCCATGGAGGGCACCAACGGCGACTATATCCAGGATGTCGGGTGTCGGATTCGCATTAGCGACGATGCGGCCAATGGGAGCTGGAGTCTGGAAGGGATGACCCTGGGCTATCAGGTGTTGCCGGGGGCGGAACGCAGAATGTAATGCCTACGCAATTCGGGGTCCATCCTCGCCTACTTGAGCCGCTTTTACCCCACCCGGAGCGTCCTCCCGACTGGCAACCCACCATCTCTGAGGAGCCTGGGTTCTTTGAGCAACTCCCCGACCGGGCGCGGCGGGGAATCAATACTCTATATGATGCCGTAGTCGGTGAGACACCAGAGCAGCGGCTCCAGACTGGTGTCGAGACCATGATGGCTCCTCTCACGGCTGCGAGCGCGGCTCGGCGCTCGCTGCGGCCCCTCTTATCTGGCAATCTGACCCCAGGACTGAAACGGTATTCTCAGCCCGGTGCTCGGCCCCCCAGCCCGTGGTACGAGTTGGAATACACGCCTCTGCTCGATAGGGACACCAGAGCAGCGGAGAGTCTTACGCTTGATGACTGGCGTTACCTGCGGCGAATGGTAGACGATCCCTTCTTGCAAGAAGCACCCCCCTTCTACGGTGCCGATCCGGCGACGTTTGCCGGGGGGTCGCCAGTTGCACAAATAAGGCTTCCCGAGCAGCGGGTGATCGGGGGGACGGATGCCTGGGAGAAGGCACACCGACGAATGCAGGAGGTAATGAAAAAATGGTCGGGTTCCCCCACTCCAGCAGTACGTGAAGAACTTAACGATCTTGTGACGAATACCGAATTTGGGAAACACTATCTGGCTCGGTTGCAGCGCGAGCTTCGCAACGTCTATCCCAGCGGTCGTGTCCCTCTGTATCGCGGTCTTGGGCACGAGGAACTTGGGGATGTCTTTGAACATATGCGGCGCTTGAGGAGTGGTGAATCGGGTCTTACCCGAGATTCTCCAATGGTGCAGTCATTCTCACTGAGCCCGAATATGGCCCGGAAATTTGCAGGGGACGAAACCTACAAATACGGACCTGGCACTGTTCTATACGGCGACGTGCCAATCGAAAATGTGCGGGGACATCATCGGTCAACGCTAATGAATGAAGAAGAATTGATGGTCGATGCACTCGCGGATGTCCCCGTAGACTGGAGGGTCGCGCCGGGCCGCCAGCGGGGTCGAAACCGTCCACATCCCAACTGGGGCCAGACTAAAGCACTAGACGACCAGTTCTGGCAAGACTTACTGAGGAAGCTCTCCCCGTAATGGCTCGCAGCAATATCCCCCTCCGCGTCGACCCCCCGGACTTCGCCCGGATACGGGAAGAAGGGGGACGTCACACCGAGCAGGCGGTGCGTGAGCTCTATACCACCACTCTCGACACCCGTCAGCGACTGCAACGGCTCCAACAGACCTTTGGCTGGCAGGATGTGCCCTTCCTGGCCGGGAACTTCACGGCCAATACCGGCACCTGGACCGTAGCCAGCGCCGATCAGCAGCTTTTCCAGTTCGTTAAGCTTGGCCAGTTCATGGTCGTGAATTTCTTCCTCGAAGATACGACCACGGGGTCAGGGATGGGCAATGAGCTGCGGATTACGCTCCCCCGGGGCCTGGCAGCCAGCGCCACGACCTTCAGCGGGCCCGTGACTATCCGGGGATCAGTGGATACTGAAGGCTATGTCACCACCGGAGGCACCACGCAGCTCTATTGTTACCGCACAGATCATACGGCGTGGCCCTCCAGTATTACCAATAATGTGGATATTCGGGGCATGATCGCCCTGGACGTAACCCAGTGATATACTCAGAGCACAGGGGAGTCTTATATGGCAAATGGCCGGGGGTTTGGCACAGACGACAAAATAGGCTTGGGCATCATGGCTGCCAATGCGGTCGCCAACTGGTTTGGGGGGAGCCGTGGCGGAAATGAACAACTCGAACCCTACGGATCAACGGCGCTGGGCGCGGCGGCGGGGCTCGATGCCGAAGCCTCCATGGCCAAGGCTCTCCAGAATCTGGAGACCTATGGCGCTATTCTGCAAGAGCAGGCAGCCCAGCCTATCTCCCTCCCGGGCGCGTTCTATCAGCCCATGCCCACGTATTACGGGGGTGGGATGCCGTTTGCAATGGGACCCAGTGCCATTGACCCTGCGTTAGTGCGGCCAGGAGCCCACCTTACCCGTCCCGGTGTAAATTTTCCTGAGCCGAGTATAAAGGGGCCGGCCCAATACAAGGATGCCGGGGGCACACTGCACGATGTCAAAGGTGATATGGGTGAGCCCGTTGACTTCTATGGACCGAAGAGTCCTTTTGCCCATATGCCTAATGTGGCAGGCAGCTCATGGGCCGAAACGGGGCCGAGAGAGGCTAACAGTGGGCTCAATCAGCTTAAGTTTCGCCAGGGAGGGCAAGAAGTAGCAGGCGACGCCTTTCCCCGGGCCACCTTTGACCCCCAACCCCGAGAAGTGCTCTTCCCAGGCGCGTCACGTCGGGTGCAGCCTCATCAGATGGAAGGCTTTGGGGGCTACGATGACCCCAAATTCTTGGACTATGCTTCGCGTCCCACAACAGGCTATCTAGAAGGGGGCTTTCGTGGTGCTGAACAACCAGGACCCGCTCCCCTGGCTGTGGGGGGTGGCTTGCAGGAGCTTCAAGATTCACTGACTATGCTGGGCGTGGAGACCGATCCGTTTGGGAATATGGTCATGGGAAGAGACTACCCCTTCCGAGGCAGCCCCTTTCAAGCGACCCCTTCTCCTGCTACCTCTGCGTGGCCCGAAAGGCAACATCGGGGACCCGGCACTGCCATTATGGATTGGATGAAACCGGGTGGGGTGCCCGACTACACCGCCGACCCGAGCTTCGACCCTCAAGTGCCTGCTGCACAGGATATGCAAACAGCCTCCCTCTTTGGGCCGACCTTGAACCCCGGATTGAATCTTGACGTGAGGCGACGAAACAATGCCAACGCGACCAGTTGAGAACCCACAACGGCCTGGAATGGGGGGTGCCGGTATCACCGGCCTTGGTGATTATCCCGCTTTCGAAGGGATGGAAGAGTGGGGAGCAGGGGATTGGGCTGGCACCGCCGCCATGAATCCCTGGGATGTCCCCGAGTCCATCCCGGATGACTGGCGCGGCGACGACTGGTCCCTGAACTTCCGCCCCGGGAATGTTGAGGGGGCCTATGGTCAGTATCAGGACTGGGCCGAGGGCCAGGGACAAGACGCGCTCCCGCTCGACCGGTTCAACGACTTGCAGTATCAACAGGGGGTTGGCCCGATTCCAGACGCCCCTGGGCCCGGAGCTGACCCTGCTGGCTTGGCATCGGCAGGCTATGGCCTCCAGTTCTATCCAGGGCAAACAGCCAACCAGGATTGGCGGCTCCAATATGGCATTACTGGTCCTGGCGGCGACCCTACGGGCTGGGCGCTGTCGGGGGGTGATCCCTATGGCGGCTTCCCGTGGGTGAGTGGGGACCCGTCATTTGTGCGGCAGGAAGAATATAACCTGCCCGGTAATACCAATACCGGCGGGGACCATCACGGTAGTGTCAACGTGGGGACCGAGACCGTCACCGACGTCGACAAACGCCCCTGGAACCCAGACGACACGCAACGACCCACAGAGTTTGACTTGGATGAAGATCCTGACGACCCTGCTGGCGGCATCCCCACGCACCTAGACGACCTCTGGATGGCGCTGACCGGGCAGATACCCGGGCAAGGGGATGTGGCCCGCACCATGTCCGAGGTCCCCATGGTCCCCCCAGGGTGGGAAGACCGGACCCGGGTGGAAGTGGGCCAGGACCCGCTCTCTCAGGGCATCACCTCAGCGTTAGCGCAGCTCACCGGACAGAGTGGGGGTGTGGCTGACACCCCCCTGGCCCGGCAGTCGGAACAAGCCCTCCGCCAGATTATCTTCCAGGGGGGACGTGGAGCTGAGAACCTCTCCGACCTGGGCTATACCACCACGGATGCCTTGCAAGAGATTATTGAGGCACAGGGGGCGCGAGCTGCGGAGACGACCACACCGTTGGGGGATGAGGTCCAGCAGAACCTCCGAGCACTCATGGCCTCGGGAGGTCAACTCCCCGATGTCAAGCGGCGAGCCATGGAGATGGAGACCCTCCGCGACCCCATCGAAGCCTTCCGACAAGCGCAGTTGGCGCAGGGCCAGGCAACGATGGCTGACCGTGGGCTGTTGGGACAGGGCCCCGAGCTGGACTACATGCAGCGCCTGGAAGGTGAGCTGGCTCCCATGTATGCAGGAGCGGGACAGCAACTGGCGTTGGGTGAGGCTGAACGGGCTGATACGCGGTATCGAGAAGCGATGCAGCAGTCCAATCTCATGGCCATGGACCAAGCGCGGCTGCGTGAAGACCGACTGGGGATGGCCTTGGGTGAAGCGGGCGATTTCTCACTTGAACAAGCTACGCTCCGGGAAGGCCGCCTCTCGGATGCCCTCTCACGTTCCACAGGCTGGAATGAGGAAGCTGCACGCAACCTGGTAAGTGCGGCCCGTGCTGGCACCGAGCATCAACAGATGCTGGGAGACCTGGCTGTCCAGAACATCCAGGAGAATCGTCTCTGGAACGACATGCTCTACCGTGCCGGGATTGAACGGGCCACGGCCCTCGACATGATCCAACGCGGGAACTTGAACGCGCTCCTCCCTGTCATCCAGGAATATCTCCAGGCGGCGTCTCGCATCGGGGATGCGTATGTAACGGGATCAAAATAGGACATCATCATGCCAATAGATGCACAAGGAAGACCATTACCCTACAACGGTGCAGCCGGAGGCCCCGCAGCCGGCGGCCCTTCAGGACTCGCTGACCTCCTCAAGAAAGCGGCGGCTGGGAGGAGTCCTACCTTCGCGGGCAGTCGGGCCACGGCAGCCCCCATGAAAAGCACAACGCCGGTCATTGGGGGGAAGAGTGGACCCCGACGTGGGCTGGCAAAGGCTGCCACACCCCGCGTGAGTCGTCCCCGAGGGGGAGGTAGTGGACGAGGTATTCCTGGAGTGAAACGCCGGGGAAAGGGGTCACCTATTGCCGGGCCAGCGGATGCGCGGGCGTCTCGTCCTGCACAGGCTGGACCCAGCCTCACCCCGAACGACCCCAACAGCTTCCGTCCTCCTCGACCTATGGGTGGACCCGGGGGCCCTCCCGGGGGCGGACCTCCAGGAATGCCACCCGGCCAACCGATGGGAGCGTCCGCAGCGGGTGCGGCTTCCCCGATCGCCCGAGCCGCCATGGGCGGCGCACCAGCCATGCCCGGTGTCCGTCGACCACAACGCCCCGGTGGGATGTTGGGGGCAGCGCAGAATCGGCGGGGATAGGAGGCTAAACTGATGGGCAGTTGGGAAAATTTAGCAAGTGCCACGCGCGGGCTCAGTGCGGACTACCAGAACTGGATGGCGCGACGTGAGCGCCGTGCGGATCGGGAGGAGGACCTAGAGCGCGAGGACCGTCGACTTGCGTTGGATGCCGCCCAGAAGGCGATGAACGCGCAGGCAGAGCGGGGGACTTTTGACCCGGACCGGATTACTCAGTCTGGGGAGGCGGCGGCGCAGGCCCTGTTGGGGCACACCCTCATCCCTGATGAACTCAGCACCCTGATTGGCATCCACGCGCAGGGACTCATCCCGGGCCCCGAGGTGACGGAAGCTGGTCTAAGGGAGCAGATTCAGGTCGGGACTGAACCTGAACGCATCCGGGACCTGATTGCACAGAGTCCCCTCCCAGGTGGGTGGCTGGGGGATGTGGCTGGCTACGGGCCGCCGGCTCCAGCCGTCAGTCGATTACTGGATGTACCCCAACAGAAGTTTGAGGAAGCCTGGAGAGCCTCCATCCTGGGAGGGGAGGGGGTGGAACTCCGTGACTATTTTGCTGATGGACGTCAGCAATCAGCCATAGCCATCAAGGATTTTGAAAATCCAGGTCATACCAAGGTCTACGCTACCAATTTCGGGACATACGACTCCTCTAACCTCGCCCACACCATTGCGACCCTGGAGAGGCTGGGGGCTAATGAAGGGCAGATTCAGGAATTTGCAGAGGCCGCCCAATCGGGAGATCCAAACGCCGCTGCCACCGTCGCCGTACGCCTTGCTACTCAACTGGACATAGACCCGGCTGCGATTGAGGCAGATGCTAACTCATTGGCTGGCGGGGACAACATCGTGGGGGGACCGACGCGGAGCCCCTTCGGAGTGGGGGCTCTGCTCTATACCGAAACCCCCCAGGGTATTGTCACCCCGGATACACCCGCGCCGACAGGAGCGCCCGGTGCACCGACAGCGCCCTCTCCCGTTGACTCTATCCTGGCACTGGCCAAAGACACGGGCATGCCACTCAGGGCATTGGAGGGGGGAGGATATGAGGTCCCCGTCTTTGGTGGAGCCTCTACTTCCCATGCTCGCACAGAGGAGGAACTCCTCGATTGGGCTATCGTGAACCTCCCTAGATACTTGCAAGAGGCAGAACGGGAGCTTGAGGGGGCCAATGAGCGTTTAAAAACTATTGGAAGTCCTCAAGTCCTCGGAGGCCAGCGTGCAGGTGGTGAGATGGGGGCTGGGGCTGGCCAGATGGAACCCGGGTGGGCCGAGAAACTGGAATTACAGCGGGCCGAAGTGCGTCGGTGGGAACAGGAAGCTGCGGCGATTAGAGCAACCCTGGATGCACTGGCCCCCTCACCCCCCATTCCTGGAGGACAGGCGGCGAGCCTGCCCAGTGATGCCCCTGTCATCCGTGGGCCGCAACCAGGATTCCAGCAACCGGGAGGCGTCACCTTTCCACCAGCACAGAACTTGGGTCCTGGATTGACACAGCCCCCGGAACCGCCGCCACCCCCATTTGTGGGACCACCACGGCCACGTCCCCCACTCGATGCGTCACCCAGTGCCCGACCCGGGGCCGCCCCGTTACCCAGCACACCGGGACAGCGTCCACCACCTCCACCACTGGAGCGCACGCCCAGTATAGGGGTGCAGCCGGGGGGACCGCTGCCTGGGATAACTGGGCAACGACTGCCACCGCCGCTCTTGGAGCGCACGCCCACCGCACGCCCTGAATTGGGGGCGCTCCCTGGGATACGTGGGCAACGACCGCCGCAGCCTCCACCGCTCCTCCCGAGTCAGCCTCTTGACCCTCCAGGTGCGCCACTGCCCCCCGATATGCCGGGGTTCATGCCGCCGCCTCCGTTTGTGGGACCTCCGCGTGGTCCGGGCGACCAGGCCACAGTGCGGCCACCCCTTGAAGCGACCCCTAGTGCTCAGCCGGGATTAGGTACACGACCCGAAGCACCAGGGATGTCCCCGGATGTCCGCCGACGCATTGCTCCACCGCCGCCCCTCGGGACGACACCCAGTGCGCGGCCAGGACTGCCGTCTGCACCAGGACAAGCGCCCCCGAGACTAGTGCCACCTGCACCAGAGCAAGCGCCGGTGCCCTCGGTGAGCCCCACCGAACTCTTTCCTCAAATCGATCGGACAGAACTGTCCAAGATTCCTCCCTCGCTGGAGTTCTTGCAGCAATGGCAGCCACCCACAGAGAAACCGCCAGGGATTGAAAACTGGTTAGCCTCACAGCCAGGCGGTCCTCCCTTTACACAGCCGCCCGCACTGCCTCCATTTACAGGACCGCCGCGTGGTTTGCAGGGCTTCGATGAGCAGGTTACAGTCCCAGGCCGCCGCGTCCAGGCTCCAGACACCTTGGAGGGTGAGGCACCGGGAACGGGGTTGGGGGCACGGACACGACAGGCAGCCGCAGAGCTGGAGAACACATCCAACCCTGTTAGAGCAGGGATGGATAAATATCGCCAATATGACAGCGCCAAGGAATTTGTGCCCTATGTGACAGAGGCGGCTGAACTGTTTGGTCTAGATCCGCGTGTAATCTGGGCTGTGATAGAAAGAGAATCCCGCTACAAGGCCGGAGCATGGAACGAAAGATCTGAAGCATCGGGCCTCATGCAACTCTTACCAGATACCGCAGAGGATCTTGCACGCTTCTTTGAGGATGCTGGTGATGCGGGTATCTTCGACCCCAGGTCAAATATTATGGCGGGGTCGTGGTATCTGAAGGATGAAATTGAGCGTTTCGGGAACCTCCCAGCAGCCCTGGCTGCCTACAACGCAGGGAGGGGCAATATGATGAAGTTACCCGAAGAGAGTGTGTCATTAAATGACAATGACAACTACGAGGCACTCCTTGAGGCACTCAGAAATCCCGATGAGGTTCGGGAGTATAAATTCGCACCTGTGGGCGAGAAATGGCCCGATAAAGAGCCTGGGCTATGGGCCAGGGCGAGACGTAAGGAAGCGGCTGAGTATGTAAAGGGTGTGATGGAAATCCTCGCCCGGGCCGACCTTGAAATTCGACGCACCGGCACTGCTGACCAATAAGGAGCCTCATGGCGAACGACACACAACGCTGGGCCGCCATCCAACTCGCCCGCATCCGCCGTGATGAGGGACGGTTCAAGTATGAACAGGAGCGAGAGCGGGCCCGGACCGACGCGGATTACACACAACGCCTCGCTGAGACCGCAGAGTTTGGGCGCACCATGACAGGCCCGTTTGGGTTTGCCAAGGCAGAACTGCCCTTGATGGGTGCGGCCTTTCTTGGCCCTGTAGGGCTGGCAGCGTCCACCGCAGGCTTCGCAGGCTTGGGGGCTGCCCGGATACATGAAGGACTCCAACGGCGGAAGGAAGGCTTACCGCATACCGGTGAACAGATCGGGTTCGGAGCCCTGGATGTGGCAGCTCCCGGTATTATGCCTGCCCTCCGCGGACTCAAGGGAGCATTCAAAACTGTGAAAGGGACACCACCTGTTGTCTCGCGGATGGTAGGCGGCACCAAAGTTTTCACACAGCCTGGTAAGAATCTGGGCACCCCCTTCATCGAAACGTCAAAAGATGCGGCGGCACGGGTGAAGGGGAAGGGGAAGGTCCAGCCCATGGAGACCATACTAGGGCGAGGGGTGAAGGATGAGCCCCTACCCAAGCAGTGGTGGCAGCAGGAAGGGCCAAAGGGCGGGTCTATTGGGCACTACGACCCCGTTAAGGGGGTGACCGACACTCCCCTCTCTGGCATAGGCCCTGAAGACTTCGCTGGCGAGGTACGACGACCCGCACATACACAACTCCATCCCGATCGCGTACAGCAGAACATTAACCAGACCGGAGACGAGTGGGCGCGAGTCGTAGCGCAGCATAACATCCCGGTGCCACTCGGGTCGCGAGGACTTCGATGGGAACCGGGAGCTGCGGCGAGGGCGCGAGGAGCTCCTCTCCGCCAGGCGGTCAACCTCTCTGATCCTGCGGCTGTCTGGCCATCGATGCAGAATTGGAAGCTCCCGGATAAATTAGTAGATGATGTGGCCAAGCGTCATGTGGATGCCCTTCAGGGACGGTATATCTGGGTCGAGGATCTCTTTGCGGCTGAGCAGAGGGCGCAGGGACAGAAGTCAACGAGTCCTCAATGGCTTGAAACGATGGGCGAAGCCATCCCCACGACCGAACGGCGAGCTGGATGGTTTGACAGGCTTACTGGCAGCAAATTTCATCCCGACACCAGGGATCGCCACCTGGGTGTGCTCGCTGGGCAGCCCCAACCAGGCACAGGGGGACGGCCTCCACTCGGTCCTCCCGGGTCAGGCGCACCGGGTGAGCTAGCGCAAATCAATCCCTTCGAGTGGCACGGGATGGATGAGTGGCGTCGGTACTTTATGGGTGAGGGACCGCGTCCTGCTATCCGACCTACCCGTGTCTCAGGGGAGTCTTATTACGAGGAACTGGCTAAAAAGCGGGGTGGTGCTGGAGGTCCTGCACCACCTGCACCTCCCACAGCTCCGCCAACTTCGCCAGCTCCGACAGGTCCGCCAGGAGAGGCCCGTCTCTTTAAGGCGCTGGGGGCTAAACTCGGACGGGAAGCTAACGAAATAGATTTACAGCAGGAGTTACAGCGTCTCCAGGCGGTCGAAGCCAGGATTAAAGCTGGCGAATTCCCATCAGGAGGTCGAAGCATCAAGCAGGTCAAAGCCAAGATACAGAGGCTCCAGAAAGAACTAGGTCAGGTCGCGGAGGTGGGCCCTGCCCGTATCCCTTTTACTAGGGGCGGTCCTCATGCCGGCCTCGAAGGGCCGGGCATCCTCCGGGGAGCCGCTGTCGGAGAGCTGGGCTACCGTGGTGGCGTAGGCGGACTTTCCCAGGGTCGTGTATTCCGTGGTGGTGAACACGTCTCCACCCCCACACCAGTACTCAATGCCGAGGCGAAGGATCTGCTCGGTAAAGAAAAGCGTGGCAAACAGCGGGAGTACGCCCTCGCGGTCGAGGATGTCGCGAGTCCATTAACCCAACGTCAGATTGAGTGGAAGGCCCGGGTAATCCAACGTCATATGTTGGAGCCGTTATTAGCAACCTTCCTCACCCGGATGGGTGGCCCCGCCATCGTGACAGGTGTGTCCCGTGCTGCTACGGGGGGAGCCGTGCGACCCGAGGAGGTCATGGGGGGATTGAAGCAGTTCCTGTCGACTCCATCAGGGAAGCAGGCGGCTGCCGCAGATATTTATGCGGTGTTGGGCACCACTGACGACACACTGCGTGAGATTATCCGGCGCGGCATGGTGAGCTACACCCCAGAAGGGCAACGCTACCTCGCAAATTTCCAGGGAGCCCCCGAGTCCTATCGCATCATGGGAGGTGCCCATCCTGGTTCCGACCAGAGCCTCACTGCCATGCTGGCTACACCCGACCCACTGGTGGCGGCCTACAACCCAGCAGTAGAAACCAAGCGCCATTTCGATAAGATGGCGAATGCCCTGGGTGCTGAAGGGCTGGAGGTGGTTCCCAGGGAACTGGGGGGAGCCACAGACCCGGTTATCTATCGTCATATTGAAGACAAGATGCGGGCCATTGAGTCCGTGTTGGGGTACGAGGTCCAGCATGAGGACCAGATTCTCGCCATCCTCAAGCGTGATTTGCATGGCATGATTGAGAACTTTGACGATGCGGTAGCCAAACGCTGGATGGCGCGGGAAGTTACACGTTCCAAGATTGCGAAGCAGAAGGCTTATGCCCGAAAAGTTGAAGGACTCGGGACATCAAGTAAGCAGCTAATCCAGCAAGAACAAGCAGCCTACCACGAGCTGAGTGACAAAATGGGCACCAGCAATATTCAGCAGGCGCTCCATGAGCTGGGAGATGTGTTCGAGCTGGGGACAGCCTCGACCTCGGGCCCGGCCTGGGGAGTGACGGGCGTCCTCCGCCTGTTGGCAGACGACGTGAAGATCGATGATATTCTCACTGCACAATACGAAAAGATCGGTGACGCGCTAGCGCGATACAGTCGCAAAAACCTTCCCCCGGAAGCAGCACTTCAGCGAGAACGGTTCACCCTCCAAGAATTGATGAAGATAGCGGATGGTGCGGACATAAAACTTGCTGGGGCGAATGAAGCGGACCAGATGAGGCACCTGCAATCTAATGTCATCGCCCCAGAAGACATGCAGCTTTTCTACAAGCAGGCATTCTATGATGCTGGACCGGGACGAGCGCGACCCAGTAAGGCAGAACAAGCCTTCCAACAAACACGGAAGGGGGCTCCAGACATCTTACGTAGTGCGCTGGGTCCGCGAGACGCCGAGGGAGTGCAGCGGTTAGCGGTGTTCAATCTCATGCGACAGACCGGACTGCAACCTGCACAACTGTCCAATATGCTGGTCGAGGATGTAGATATCCTCAACGGGGTCGTGCGGGTGTGGAGTCGCCTGAAAGGGAAGACGAAGGCGAGGCTAAAACTCTCGATTCCCATCAGTGATGATGTAGGAGCCTCCTTGGGGTTGATGCTGAGTAATCGCTACAGATTGCAGAAGCATCACCGCCGCCTTCGTACTCTCTGGGGACTACGGTCACGCATGAACAAGCAGCCGCTGTTCCCCGCGACGACTACAGGGCACAAAAAGGCACCCGCGACTATTGGAAAGATGATAGCTGGGCCAAACGGGGTCATTACACGGGCGTTCAAGCAGCAACGGCTGGAACAGCTAGGACTTAAAGAATTGCCGGCGGATGAGACGAAGAGAATTCAAGGTCAAGTGGAGGGGCAGTATGGACCCCGACGGCTACGCCAACACGCAGCCCAGATGGCAGGGGATGCAAAGACAGCAGCCCTCATCCTGGGGCACAGTGATCAGGGTGCTATGGCTCGGGGGTGGTATCTCGACAAGTCGACACCGACGGCGGCAGGGCGGCGAGCGTTCCAGATTGATGCCAATGCCGGGCCGATCTCAAAGGCTGAACGGGAGGCGCTGGGGGATACGTTGTACGCCCACGTCGTCCGTCCGGGCAATGCGTGGCTCCAGCAGGCGGCACGACAGGGAGACCCGGGGATACAGGAAGCCTACAGGGCAGACATCGAAGAGGTCGTTGGTGAAATAGGTGCCGTCATGCAGGACGCAGGGCGCACTCGACCTGCCATCAGTCAGCGTGTAGGGCAGCAGGACATCGTTAACTACCCCCTCTTAGGGAAGCTGTCTGCAATGGGTCCCGGAGTGGGACCGACGGGGCGGCAACTGGGGACACCCCCTGCCGTCATGACCCCGGAGACAGTCCCCGACATCACAGGTGCGCTCACGCCACAGTTCCAGGAACTGTTAGGGCGGGAGTTGAATGTGCCCCTCACACGCATGGGGAGGAGACTTAAAATCGCGGCTGTCGAACCCGGAGCGCAGGAGCAGTTCCGTGGCGAGCGTGTTTTCGATCGTTTTGTCAGGACCTTGGCTAACGAGAAAAGCGCCCACATCCGACCCAATATGTCTGGGGAGCAGATAGATGACTCGTTCAGGCAGTTCCGTGCGGCGGTGGAGGAGGTCCAGGAGCGAGGAGGAAACGTCGCTGAAGACCCAACAATACTGGAGCGGGTGCATCGAGCGATGACCGAGGCTGGCTACACGACTTCTACTGGCTCAATGGGGGGTCAGATGGTCACGGGGGGTCAGATGGTCATCGACGGCGTCGAAATTCGGGCCCAAGGGCTGGCTGAGTTCCTGACGCGCCCCTTTCCCCTCACCAAACCAGGCGTAGGGAAGCCTTCCATCGAGCAATTCCAGTGGGGCGATGAAGTCGAGGCGCGTGCGTATTTTGATGAGCTGACGAACCTCGTCCACGGCCTGGACCCCAAGGTGCTGGAGGAGCCCGTCGAGCGCATCAACGCGGCGTTTGCCGAGGCCGTCGAGCGTCAGTTCCTGGACGTCGATGATGTGCAACGGTTCTGGGGAGAAGAAGGGGAGTATATCCGTAGTCTGGTGCTGTCCAAATTCATACTCGCTGACTCCGTGAAGGCTGTCGAGACCACCCTCCTCAAGCGGTTCGGAGACCTCATCCGCAGCCCTGCCGCACAAGAGTCCGGGATGGAAGCGGTGTTCTCCGGGTCGGACCGCACCGTCATCAAGACAAACATCCCGCGACACACATACAGGGGAATAGAGGAGGAAATTCCCACGCATCAAGTGCGCCAGGGATTGCACGGCATCTATGCTGAGCTCCGATCGCTGGCCCTCCATGACCTGGAAGATTTCATGCGTACCGTCAAAGGGCAATACCCAGGGCGAGCTGGGGTAGCACCCGAGGCCCAGACGGTCATGCGTGATGCCAACGATATCGTCACGGGACGGGCGGACTTCCGAAGCCCGGCCTTCTGGGACTTCTTCAAACTGACCAATACTTACCGGCTGCATGCGGGGGTGGGCCCTGCCCGCGTGGGAGCCAAGTATGCAGAGGGGAAAGATTTTGCTGGGGCGGTAGCCAAAGCCCTCGGCGCGATTTTACCGTTCATAGTCTTACCTGAAATGGCTGCGGCTGAATTGGGGGTTTAGGATGTCTATCTTCCGGCCACTCCTCGGCGCACTGGGTCGTCAACTTTCTGACGATCCGATGCAAGCTGCCACGCAAATCAACGAGATCATGAAGCCCATGCGGCTGGGAGGTGCCGCGTTGGGGGGCGTGGGTGGTGCGATGGTCGGGGATGAGGACACGACCCAGGGCCAACGACTCCTGAACACGGCTGGGGGCGCAGCCTTGGGGGGCGCGGCACTCCCAGGGATGGCCCGCACCCTCATGATGGCGCAGAGTGGGTCCGATGCGTTGGTGAATGGGCTCTACTATTCCTACCTCTCCTCTCCCGACACTATCATGCGGGCTAATCTGGGTGCGGTGGGCGCAGTCTTCGTGAACGGCCTGGAACAATTACTGTCGGGGGATATGACCGCAGCGACCAAGACATTGGGGGCAGTGAAAGGGGCCGGGAAAGTCTGGGTGGATTCCCTGCGTGGGTCTCCCGAACAGGTGCGTCAGCTTCGACACAGTATTCTGGGACCCGGAGCCGAAGGTCGCCTGGATGTGCCTGATGAAATCTTCCGCGACGTGGGGCTCGGCAAGCTCTTCACGGCGGGGGACAATGCAGGGGTGTATGCCTTGAAGGAAGGGGGAATGTCTGCGGATGAGGCCATGCGGATGACCCTGACCGGCACCCCCGAGACACAGCTTGGACAGAGCATTGTCGGCACCCAGTCGGACTGGCTGCGGAGTGACAATGTAGCCAAGCGTGTCGTCGCTGCGACCATGATGCCCTTCGCCCGTGTCGGGGTGGTCGGGATGGAGCAGGGACTCAAACGTGTCCCCGGGGTGGGCGCGATGGAATCGTTGGGGGGACCTGGCATCCGCAACCTGTTTTCGGGCACCCCCCAAGCACGACTCAGCCAGGCACGGCAGATGACGGGGGTCGGGGCAGCGGCTGTTGGGACGCAGACAGAAGATGTCTTCGACCCGCGTGCAGGCTTGACGGTGGGCACCGCCGCTGGACCCGCGTTCCTCCCCTATACTCTGGGCCGTGAGTTCAAGCGTCAGTTGCAGCGCGACCCCAGTAAGGTAGCTGCTCTCCCTTCAGCGATCGGAGAGACGGCCATGGAGTTCAACCCGATGGGCTTCCATCCCATGGGAATACTCCGCCGCCCCGCTGAAGAGATTCCGCGCCGCCTCATTCCCTCTGCCGTGTCAGACGTGGCCGAGGCAGTCGACCCCGCATATGGACGGACGCAGGGACGTGGGGCGTTGACTGGACTCGCCGCGCGAGGGGAAGCGCCACCCTGGATGTCCATCCCCGGTGCGGGTCAGTTAACCGGGCGTCTCCCCTGGGCACGGGAAGCGTTGCCCGTGGAGTATGCGCCCGTAGATGTGCTGGGGCGGCCACGCTATGACCGTCCCGAAGTCATCCCAGGTGCAGAGGACTCCGAGTTGCTCCGTGGGTTCTCGCGCACCCTCTTCCCCTCCCGCACCTCTGCCCTCCCACCAGCACAGGATCTGCAAGACCCACAGATGCGGATGCTGTATGACCTGGGCATCCGGCCCGGGGCACCCTCTCCTCGCGTGGAGATGCCGGGGTTGGGTGGGAAGATTGAGATGCCCGCGCAGACAGTGGGGCAGGTGCAACGGCATCGAGGACAGGCCCGTGAACGCACGGCTCAGATTCTGTCCCAGATGGCTCCCTGGTTGATGAGTCTGCCGCCACAGCAGCGGGCCATCATGGCGTCATACCTGAACAATTATATTAATCAGGTGCAGGGCCGGGCGACCCAGGCCGGGTCGTTGGCATTGGCATTGAGTGGGGGAGGACAGCTCCCTCGCCCATGATATACTGACGAGGCTCATACTTCACCTCCGCTCGGGGGGCGTCGGGGTTATCCCTCCCTCGATGCCTCCCCCTCCTCCAGATGATGCTTCCACACTAAGAACGCCCACGCTGCAATCTTGACGAGGTCTTCGGGGTTGCGTCGGCGCTGATAACGCAGCACTTTGTAGATAATCTCCCCCAACCCGTGGGCATGGGTGCCCATGCCGACTTCCTCTTGCACGAAGCGGTAGACGGCGTTGTGGCCGTCTACCCCTGTTGTGTTATACCCTTTCGCGGCGGCAGTCCCCCCACAGAACTCGTGCATGGTCGACACAAATTTTTCAAAGGTCATAGCAATATTCCGATCTTCCAAAGTGATTTATGGGGAAGGGGGGACTACAGGTTGACCCTATTTCCCTCTTTTCGGTAAAACTTCCCGATTCCGCGTATGCTCGCCGGGGTCGTTTTTGGGAATCTCTTGCCATTCCCCATACATAGCCTCCATGACCTGCAATTCAGCCAGGAGGCGGCGCGTTTCCGATTCAGCCCCCGCGACCTGCACCTTCTTTTGCTGAATCTTGGCCTCCAGATCCTCCAGCAACCCCACTACCGTTCGTCGTTGTCTCGTCGCGTCTCCCTCGGTCATCCTTCTCCTCCTCTATCCTCCCGGTGCCCTGGCACGCGGGACAGGGTGCGTGTGGTACTGCGCCAGCGCCGTCACAAACATCACATGTGCTTGGCATTACATGTCACTCCAGCAGCGTCCGACTTTGGCGTCAACCCCGACTGCGAGATGAGTACCCATCTGCCACTCGGGTGGCAGCGGCAACCACGGGACGGGGCGTGTCATGATCGTCCGCACGCGGTCCATAATAGCCTCGGCTTGGCCCGCCGCGCATTCGCCCACTAACGAGTCGTGAATAAACAACCGCAGCGACTGCTTGGCCACCGCATCTTCCCGGGCAATGGCACGAATCGCTCGACGCCCGATCGCGGCGGCACTGTGTTGGGGGTTGAACGCAATCAGTGACTTGGCGGCAGTGCCATGCGTCCAGGTCCAACTCCCATCTGCAATACGCTGCCAGCGTAAGACCTGGAAATAGCGGTGCATCATCCCGGACGGATTCCGCACCCATCCCGCCCCGGCCTCAATCCCCAGACCCGGGTCCGGGTCCATCCCCATGTCAGTGCCGTCCACCTTCAAGCACAACCCGCGTTGCCATGTCCCCACTTCCGGGAAGAGTTCATCGTAGAATCGGAAGAAGGCTTTGATGTGCTTGATCGGCACGACCCGCCCCAGTTCCTTGAGTAAGACTTCCTGGGCCTTAAAGGGCCCCATCAGGTAATGATGCCCATGCACCAGCCGCTTCCGCACAAACCGTTCTTTGGGGAAACGTTTTTTGAACGACGACAAGCTGGCCTGGAGTGTGGCGTCGTCCCAACTGAGTTGTGGGAGGTCACTGGCCGGAATTTTCTTGTCCAGGCTATGCAGGGCATAGGCGTTCACGTAGTCATGCACCCCCATCCGCGCCAGCCGAATCAACTGGGGACTCCGCGCAAAATACCCGACGAGTAAGGCTTCAATCCCGGAATAGTCAATCTCCCACAACACCGACCCCCGTGGGGCGATGAACATCTCCTTGACCAGACCCTGCAACCCCCCGCCATGTGGGATTTGCTGGAGGTTGGGGTTGATCATCGAGGTGCGGAGCGTGTCCGGGTTGTTGGTGATGGTGGGGTGGCAGCGTCCGTCGGCGTGAACCGGGAGACCACCCACCACCTGCCCATCTGCCATCTTGCCGATATACGTCCCCGCCAACTTCTGCACCTCACGGAGTGCGAGGACCAAGGGGTAGAAGGGGTCGTCAGGGTACTTGAGCATCGTGCTGCGTATGGCGGTTTCATCGGTCGTGCGCTTGCCTTGCCGCGTGACGGGTTTGTGGGTGAAGAAGTCCTGATAGGCTTGAATCCCCTGCCAACTCACGACAAACGGGAGTGTCACGGCCCATTCCTGGGTGGCAATGTGGACATCCTCCAGTGCCACCGGACAGGGATGCTTGGCGGTGAGCTTGCCTTGCTTGCCGCACTGAGGGCAGCGTTTGACCGTGGCCGTGACATCGATGGGGTGCCCCTCCGGGAACTTGGCCTTGGCCTTCTTGAATTGTTTGTAGTGCTTGGCAGGCTTGAGCATCGTCGGGACCAAGTCCTGAATCTCTGCCGTCAACGTCGTGAGCTTGGTGTGCAGCGTCTCGGCATGGGTGCGTCGGACGTCGGCATCGACGCGCATCCCCATCGTGTGCATGTGTTGGTAGACTGGCTCGACGTCGACAATCTGCTCCTGATACACCTGCCACATCCCCACCCCTTTAAGGAGTGCCCAAACCCGTTCGGTAATACGCAGGGCCACATCGCTGTCGGCGGCGTTGTAGAACGCCGGGGATTGGCGGTTAAGGTGCTTCCAACGCGGCTGGTCCGGCAGGAGCATACTCGCCACGAATCCCAGACTCTTGGGGAGGTCGGAGTGGAGGACATGCCACGCAATCATGCCGTCGTAGACCACCCCCGCCACCTTGAACCCCTTGGCTTCGAGTCGGGGGACGTCGAAGTTCATGTTCCAGGCAATCTTGGGGTTGGGTGCGCCGAGAGCATGACGGATGACATGATGGTAGGGCGTGCTGGCCGGGATGCTCAGGGCCGCATGGGCATTGAGGGCAAAGCTAATCCGCGTAATGGGCGCACTGCTCCGCAAGTCCAACTCGTCTTCCTCACGCCGCTTGTCGGCGGTCTCGATGTCGAAGCTCAAGGGACGGCCCGTGGGCAGGAAGCGATCGAGCCATGCCAGGGCCACCTCGGGTGACGGGTCGAGGACGTAGGCGGTCTGTGCGGGGTGCCACCCCGACTGTGCCAGCGCCACGGCACGTTGGAGGTCGTGAATCAACACGGCCTCGTAGTTGGCGTTGCCGCGTAGGATATAGCTCGGGTGGACGGAGGGGAGGAGCGTGGCCTGACGCCAGGGCTGGGGGAACCCCCGCATCGCTAACACGTCTCCGTCCCCCCACGTAAATTGGTGGAGTGCGGTATTACCCAACGGCATAATTACCTTGGGTTGGAATCGTTGAATGGTCGGGTCGAGATACTGCGTCCAGCAGTGCTTGAGCGCGTCGGTGGTATAAGGCCCGTTTATGGCGTTGTTCGGAGGTCGACACCAGATGGCGTTGGCAATCCAGAAGTCGTCCCGATGGAGGCCAGCACGGGTGAGGCAATCACCCAGCACCTTCCCGGCTGGCCCCACAAAGGGTCGTCCTAGTTCCGCTTCACGTTCCCCGAGAGCTTCGCCCACCAGCAGCACCCCGCTGCTGCCCTGCCCGTCGGGAGCCATGAACCCAGTGGCGAGGGCATCCAGGGGACACCGCCGACACTGGGTGGGTCGTTGCAACATTACTTGCGTGGGGTGACGTAGTAGCGAATCCGCGCCCGGGCTGGCACCTTGCGCCCACTGGTGGGTTCAATGCCATACGGGAGCTTCACCCCGGGGTTTTCCGGGTCATCGGGGAAGTCCCGATAGGTGTTGACCAGGGATTCTTTGGTCTCGCTGTCGTAGCAATCCCAGTCGAGCATCGCCTCGAAATGCGCCCCGGCGGTTTGCTCGATGGCCGATACCCAATCCTGCACACTCTGGGACCGCACCGGTTCAATCCCACAGGCACGGAGGTAGTCGGTCAACCGTGAACTCCCGGCCAGTCTCCCCATGGTGCGCGGCTTGGAGCTACAGCGTTCAAACCGAATGCGCCCATCCGTCCCTTCGGGGGCGTCGATAATCTCCAGGGGGTCCACCACGACACGCAACATCCCTTCGTGGTCTTCGTAGGTGAACGTATCTGGAGCCTTGAACAGATACCGCTGCGACGGCGGCGGCGGGAGGGCAGGACGGTCATAGGCGTCCCATTGCTCCGGGTCTGGAGCTTGGAGAGTGGTTGGATCAATGCTCATACTTACTTCTCCTCTGTTTATGCGTTACCGAGTTTCCGACTGAGTTCGACGTCTGCGGCGTCTTCCCGCGCCTGGATCAAGGAGAGGGCCTTGACGAGATTGGCGGGTTCGACGGAAGGTGGCACCACCACGGACGCCCCGGCTTTGGGCAGCCGAGGATTGGACAGCACCACGGTACGGGGCCCGAGTTGCTGGTCGGTGTGCGGTGCCAGATGGAGATGATACTTGCCGTTACTGAGGGCGCACCGGAAGGTGTAGTCCACCCACCGGGGGAGTTGCGAGGTCAGGGCTTCCCCAATCACCAACGGTCCCAGGATGGGGGTGTTCTGGGCACTCTCCCCCCGGCGCACGCCAGCGGTGTAGAGATGGGGGACGGCGGGTTTCTCAGCGAGGACGCCCTCCCGAATCTGCAACTGCACCACGCCGTAATGGGCGCGATTGGAGGTGCCGAGCTTGAGGAGGTCTTTGCCCTCCCGGATGGTGACGTTCCAGGCCCCACCCCCGCCAACATCCTGCCCCTGCGCGGACATCGCCGCCAGTTCAGACATCAGGATTTCCGCGTAGGCGGTCAGCCCTTCGTGGACAATCATCCCCACTTCCGGGGTGGCCACGCTTGTATAGACGGCCTTGGTATGATCGGTGCGGACTTCCCCTTGCAGCGCATGGTTGACCCATAACCACGCATTGCCCTGGGGAGTGTAGACATCGACCACCCCATGCTTCTGGAGTGGGCGATAGGGCTTGGCCGAGCCTTTGTCAGCCAAGAAGACGGCGGTTTTCTTGCCGGTGGTGACCTTGAGGTGGGTAGCCAGTTCGGCAATCAGGGTCGATTTGCCGTGGCCAGTGTCTCCATAGAGCAATAGGCTCAGATCTGGTGCTAATTGTAGTGTTTTGTCTGTCACAATCCTCTCCAGGAATTAGCCGAGTATAGACGCACCGACCGTATAAAGCAAGAGGGCGGCATAGACGAAGATCAAGACAAACGTCGTGGGTCCAGCAGGTTCGTGCATATCAGCCACGCTGCACCTCCCGAATCTGCACTTCAGCTTCATGGTGAGGAATACGTGTCACATAGAGGCCCGACGCCTGGGGATCGGTGCCCGTGCGGGGTTCCCAGCAACATTGCAGGTAGGGGCAGGTGCCATACTGAGGTTCACAGGCCGAGAAGGTCTGTGGGAAGGGGGTGAGGTCCGTTGCAGCAGCAATCTCCCGTTCCCGTGTCGTGCGTTGGGCCAGGAAATCTGCCATCATCTGCCGGTTGAGGAAGATGGGCTGGGTAACGGGGAAGCAATCCTGCACCACCTGTGCCTCTTCCCGCAAGAGATGTGCAATCCAGGCGGCAATGCCCGTGGGTCCGGCGGGATTGGCATACTCGATGGTCGGGAAGCGTTCGAACCCCGTCTTGCGTCGATGACTATACTGGTCGGGATAGAGACCCGGTGACCCCATTTTTCGGTAGGCATACACCAACGGGTGATACAACTGCCCATTCCGGGTGGTGCCTTTCTTCAACCCCTGCACCCATGCCCCGGCCACGGCTTCACCCACGGCCTGTTCAATCGCCAGCACCGTCAACTGCTGCTGGAGGGCGTGCATCCACTTGCGGTTCTGCCAGTAGCCCCCGAAGGTCTTGAAATCGGGATACCAGAGGTCACGGGTCTTGCGGTCCCGCAGCAACACATCCGGGCGCACCATATACAGCACCCCCTCATGTTCCATCTGGAGTTCCTGCTCGATGCCCACCCGCTCAAACCGTTCTACCCAGGTGGGCCAGATGGTCAGCGCGAATCCCGTCACCAATGCCTCGGCGAGCAGTTGCTCCTGCAAACTGGAACTGGCCCATTCTTCCTGCGCGGCCATATGCCCCAGCGCCGCCGCCCGGTCGTCGGTGCGTGTCAGCACCTCCAACCCCTCATGCACCAGAATCCCAAACCGCAAGGCCGGGGCCTGGATGGCCGGCACTACCCCCGTGCCCTGAAACTCCGTCAGCCAGTACCGTCGGCGCGGACAGGTCCAGTCGGCCTCAATCCGCGTCCGATCCACCACAATCAGCTTTCCCATACTTGTCTCCCTCTTGTCTCATGCTAAGATATCCCTCATGCACTTCAGCCAGTTCCTCCCCTCGAAAGAAGTCAGCGTCTTGGCCGGGGCCTCCGGGTCCGGGAAATCGACGCTCCTGCTCCAGATACTGCATGCATGGTCTCGGGGAGAGTCGTTTCTCGACGTCCCGCCCCCTCCCGATGGGGTGTCTTACCTCGCTGGTGACCGCTCGATTAACTCGTTGTACCATCGAGCCGGTGATGTGGGTATCGACATGACGACCATATCACACGCCTCCCTCATCGACAACCCAGACGTCGATATCAAGATGTTCCAGTTCGACGCCTTGAGTTTATTATTTCGGTTATTAGATCGGCTGCAGGGCCCGCTGTTTATTATTGACCCGTTGATTATCTTCCTGGGAGTGGACCTCAATCGTTACCACCTCGTGGCTCCACAACTCATCCGCCTGAATCGGCATTGCCAGGACCGTGGCTACACCATCCTGGGCACCCACCACACCACAAAAGCCCGTTCAGACTTCCAGTTCCTCCGCCCCCAGGACCGTATCTCCGGCAGCTCGGCCCTCAGCGCCTTCACCTCAACCCAACTGGCCCTCACCTCCCCCGACGAAGTAGCCCAGTCCGGGAACCTCACCCCCGCTGCACGATTAGATATCGTGAGTCATATCGCCGCACCCGAAACCCACTGGCTGAGTCGTGACCCCAAGGGGCTGTTCACCCCGATGGGACCCGACGCCGATCGGGCCTTGCAAGCAGGTGGGGTGGTGGGGCTCGCGATTTACCAGACCATCCCGGATGGGTCGTCTGTCACCACGCCGACCCTGCTCACCGCGCTCGATGGCGTGGCGAGTCGGGCGACGGTCTACCGGCATCTGGAGAAATTGGTGGAGGCAGGACTGCTGGCGAAGGAGAGCCGGGGGAGTTATTCCCGGCCCGCCTCCACGTTACACTAATCGTCTCGCGCCCCGACGGGTTGAGACGTAAAAAATCTCAGGATGAGATTAGCGACGGCCAGGATTTGTGCCATCGTTGCACCGTTGGGTTCCTCCATCGCCGAGGCTACGCCCAAACTTGCGATGTTGATCCAGAACGTCTTACTTTTCCACCATGCTTTCATTTGGACCTCCTAGTCCCGCAATAGCCCAGCGGCTTCCCACATGTGTTCAAACACTTCCTGCACCATGGCTCCCCGCTCGGAAGGGTCGGCTTGCCTGTTGACCATCTCCATCACCACCGAGACGGAAGCGACCATCAACTGAAATTCCGTCACCTCTAGCTTCTCGGCTAGTCCCTTGATGTGTTGGCTCAACTCGACGGTCTCGCGCACTTCCCCTTCGTCCAGGGCCTCATGGGTAAGCAGGGGCCGCGTTTTGGTGAAGGTCATCAGCGGATATCCCATTCGACATGCACATGCTCGGTGCCGCGTCGGCTTTTTTCCAGCACCACATCATACCCTAGCCCTAACTCGCCGCGTAAATAGTTGGTGAGGGGCGTGTGGGCGTGGGTCTTGGGCATGATCTGGAAATCCAGGGCGAGGTTCTCGTAGTGCAGGGAACGCTCGGAGTGGGTGTGGTCATTGCCGCTCGTCACGGCCACGTCGAGCTTCTGCCGTGCCGACCACACCGCTACGCGCTGCAACACCGTGACCATCTCGGTTTCGAGGTAGCCCAACTTGACTGGACCGCGTACGCCTGTGAACACTAACATGTCTCCTCCTCGGCTCGGCGTTGTGCCTCCATGCCAATCTCCTTGAAGCGTTGCTGGCCGCGCTCGGCATCCGCCTCGGCTTGATACTGGTGCGTCAATTCCCACTGGCGTTTGTAGGTGCGGAGTGTCATTCGACCTCCAGGGCTGGGGGACTCCATGACGGTGAACGTAAGATCGACTGCACAGGCTCTGCCGGGTGCTGCTTAGGTGACGCGAGGAGTGCCTCGTCTGCTGCTGCCAGGATATCCTCGACACAGAGGGGGATCGACTCGGCAGCCGCCGCGTCGTTCACGGCGTTCTTCCCCTCAGCAATCCCGTTGATGCCCAGCTTCACCAGCGCAAAGCGCACTACATCGCTGACCCCGAGATGGAGCCCTTCTTCCTCGAAGCGTTGCTGAATATAGAAGAGTATCTTGTCATACTGGGCGGCAGGCACCTTGACGCTCAGGAGTTTGGTCTCCCCGTAGCCGGACAGCAACGGGTCTTTGGGTGGTCGTCCTCGGCCTTGTTTCTCGTCGCTCATACTTTCCCCTCCATTCTACTTATATGTCGCGGTCGACACCGTAGATGCGTGCCCATTTTTTCAGTTGGGCTTCCCCTTGTTCCAGTACATCGATCCACTGCGTATTCTTGTACGCCCCGAACGCATTCAACATCTCTTTGATTTCGCTGCGTGTAGCTGGCCGATCATGCCCAAGGTAGGCTGCACACACCCGCCGCTCCTGCTCAGATAGGTCTAGACGCATTACGTGATTGATGACCATCAATATCCTCTCTTTTTGTGGTCAGTCTGTCGGGTTAATATATATGTTTATGAGACTATCTCCTAATAGTAAATATATATGTCTGTGTACGTGAGACTTACGAAAATCTCACCCCCCTCGAAAACCCCCCTTTTTCTTGTCTCATTGAGACGGCGCGTCTCGTTTGGCACACTTGTCTCACTGGGTTGAGACTTAGGTAACGCTCGTTTCTAGTACGACTTAGGTGGGGTTTTGTGGCGAAATCTCACGAATCACACCATGTTCAGGAGTCAACCTGTAGAGATGTGCGGCTCGGCTCGTCAGATCCGCTCGGCTCGGCTCGCACTTTCGGCTCCCTTTCGGCTCCTGGTCCTGGTCGCCTGCGGCGCACCTGGTCACCTGGTCACCTGCGCGGCCCGACGACCCGTGGCTCAGTGCCACGGGAGGTGCTCCAGCACATTGAGGACCGTCAGGTCGACGCGATCTTTAGTCTTGCCAGGAACCCAACGGTCAGCTTCCCACTCGGAGACTTTCACAGCTTGGGTATGACCCCAGCCACGCGCCTCCCAGAACAGGTGAGGAGGGATGGTCGGCAAGATAGATCGACAGGCCGGACATAGGGCAGAGGAAGTGCTAGAGGGACCAGCGGTCACGCCAAACGAGTCCAGACCGAGTCTGGCCGACTGGCCCCACGCCGCTTCGCGGAACGTTGCACGTCGGAGCCCCGCATGCCAGCCGATGTGACAGGGGTGCACGTCAGGCACTGTCCCGTGCGCGGCCCACGTTTTGATAAATGCGCTGTTCCGGCCACGCTGGTGCCGTGCGGTGTAGGCAGAACCATAGGCTGTTGCTGTCTCGGGTTCGGCGGCCAACGTCCCGTCTGGGAGCCAGATTTTGAATCTATAGTCGTACATGTTGAGCCTGAACCATGACTGAGCAAATCGACAGCGACAGCAGATTTCTCTGTGGTCCCAGTCAGCGCAGGCTGCTGTACTCGTGGCCGGATCTGCTGCCCGTTCGCCTGTAATCATCCGTTCTGTTAGCACTCTTTGACACCAGTGCTTGCACGCATCTGCTGGCACTGGCGGCTTGGTCTGGTGCCAGCTTGCCCTGTCAGGGAGCTTGACTGAGGATGGCCATTTTTGCTGATACCACGGTTCACGTACATGCCTGTAGTTCTGCTCGTACTCGGTCGCGTCATGTCGCGGCATTAATCCTGCCTCCCAATTCGCTTGTAGAGTGACTTTGTGTCCTCGATTGAAATAGCCGACCGCCAATTACAGTAGACCCACAGATCCGTTCCGGTTTCATCTTTCGGTAGGGCGCTTGGCCCGTCCCAGTCTTGGGCATCACTGAAGAAGACTCTTGGAGCTGTTGGATCGGTCTGGTCTTTGATTTGGTCCCAGCTCCCTGCAATCCGCGTGCCCCCGCCGCACTTAGCCACGCCGCCCTCAATCCCTTTGATATCCGACGCGAGCCAGGGGCCATAGGCATGCGTGTCGAACGTATAGACGTCGCTGTCGCCAAACTGCGAACTCGCCAATCCTGCTAGCATCTGCCGCATGGCTTTACTGTCAATTGAGCCACTGGCGTCGATCATGATCGTCGCCTTCATGCCGTGGGTTCGCATGCGGCCTGGAAGCATATCGACCTCGCGATGTTCGCGTTTCCAGCTATGGCCACGTTCGGTTTTTGCACAGGCTGTTTCGAGCCTGTCGAGCAACTCGCCGACCCACGCTGGAACCTCACCTTCGGCCTTTTCGCTTCGGCCTAATCCCGTGCCCTCGGCCCCACCGTGGTCGCACCCTCGATTTTCTAGCTCAGGGATAGTCGCGTCTCCCTCTGCTTGATCCTGCTGGAGCCCGTCAATCACCGCTTTTTGTAGCTGGTCGGCCTTGCTCCCATTTTCCGCGTCTTGCACTAAGTCAGAGCCGGACGGCTCTTCCCCGTACGCCTCTTGTAATTCCTCCTGTGTCGGTCGCCCACAGGTAGAGAGATTGTCGTTGGGCTCGGCAGGCTTGCTGGGCTCAGTTGGTAGCGGCTCTCCGGGCTCAGTAGGCTCTGACCCGTCGCCATGCTCACTACCGGTCCCGGGGTTGACCCTGATACCCCCGTCCCCGTCGCCCGGTGGTTGAGGTGAGTCGCCAGGTGGCGGCTCAAAATCACAGCCGTCCTCGCATAGCTGCGCGTAGGCCAGCTCAGGTGGGAGCGGGTCTAGATTCATTCTGGCGTATGTGCATACGGCCGCGTCTATCAGCTTGTCGATCCTCGCTATCATTTCCGGGGTCCAGTGGTAGTGGATGGCTGCATCGCACACTGCATTGAACTTAGCGTGGTCCCGCTCACCAGCTCGTTCAATGTGCTGTAGGGCCAGGTGGGTGGCTTCATGCTTCAGCAGCAGCTCACGATCCCTATCAGCTTGCTCTTGTCTTGGATCGTCGTCTGCATAAATCGGGATGTTGGTATACGCATTCCCGGCTAAGAATACGACCTGTCCGTCAACGACCGCACACGCCACGGTGTTTATCCCGGGCGTGACTCGGACAACGTCGATCTTCGCTACGAATGCCGCTGTCCCGTGGCTCAACGGCCTCAATCGCACTTCTTTAGTCATTGCTCTTCGCCCTCTCTTTGGCCGCCTTGCGGCTGGCCGTTTGGTACTTCTTCAGCAAGAACTTACTTCCCGTCTTGAGTCGCTGGTCGCGCTCTAGCTTGCTTTCTCCGTCATGCGGCTCTAACGCCGCGAGCGGACTTATCGGTTTCCGGCTCCCATAGAACGCATCTAACACCAGCGCCATCTCACCTGTCTCATCTTCAGCGGCTCGCTTCGCTAAAATCTCTTGGAGACGCTGACTCGTGGCTTTGTCGGACGCGGTTAGATAATAGAGGATGCCTGCGCTGACTTCGGTGGGAGTTGAGTCCCTCGCCCAGTCAAGAGCCGGGCTGGTTGGGATATCGCGGAACTTAGCTCTGACAACGTCCGCATCACGCTCACTGAGTGACCCGTTGAGGATTAGGTCTTGGACCTGTTCGTTGGTCCAGAATACTCGGCGCGTCTGAGCCCATTGCGCGATCCGATGGAGACTGCCGGGTGTAGTCCGGCGCTCCGGCCAGGAGCTACACTTCATCGTCGGCTGGAGAGGCTCGAAGTATCTCGCCAACGGCTTAAGGT